TGACATCATGCTTTGTTTTTTAGGCTTGATTTCAATAAGTTCAGCTATCATTTGTCCCGACTTGTTCATATACGTTATTAAGAAATCAGGAACGTAATGGGTATTCTTGCCTGTTAAGGGATTACGATATGGAATCTGTATAGCTTCACTGGCCCATTGCAGTATGTGATCGTTGTGATCGCAGAACTTCATAAAGGTCAACTCCCACCCGGAACGATATCTGGGTTCTCGTTTACCTACATATTTGTGTCGATTGTGTACTTTGTATATTCCGTTTGCGTACTTTCTCATGGTGCTACATTACGTGCGCTATAGATATTAGGTGTTGGAACTGCATTAACACCTAATAGGGTACTGGTGCTACGCATTCCATTAAGGAAATATGCCATGATAATTGATACCTGTATTGCATTTTGTCCTTCAACTTGTTTTAATAAAACCTGAACCGGTACTCCTGTTTCATAAGATATTCTAAAAAATGTTGTAGTCATGTTTTTTGCTGCTTGTGGGTTAGCAAAAACTGATAGAAAAAAACTGTTGACAATGTCATATTCGTCAGGACTTACATTTATACTAAATCCATAAAAATCATCAAATACTAATACAGATGTATCAAGTTGTGGATTGATATTATTAATGCTACCCATTTATTTCCCTTATTAAAAATCTGCCGGAGATATAGGAGATTTAGGTATGATTCCTGTTGTGTTATTTGTAATGTTTTGAACAGTAGAGTTTGGCGTTGGTATCAAAATACCGCTACCTCCAAGACCCGGTTGTGATCTAACCTGTCCAGCTAACGCATTTTGCAATTGCGATGTTAACCCAGAATATGTTGCTGGGTCAGGATATGGTGCCAATACATTATTATTGTTTACATTATATGCTACATCAGCTTGCTGTACTCCACCTACGCTATTAACTGTAGAAGTGGCCTGTGTATCACTAATTATACCTTGACCGGCATTTATATACTGACCAGTTTGACTTACATAACTTGATCGACCGTTAGGACTCATATAAGGACTTGGTGTTTCATCATATAATCCAGGAGGTGCAAAACCTTGAACATTAATATCCGGACGCTCATTACCGATTACACCTTCAGCATACTTAACTGCTTCGTACTCAATACTCATTGAGTTTTGCATAATACCGCCGTCTTCGCTATAGTTGTAAGTATCGTGATGCCAATCTGATATCAAAGGATTAATCAATGTATATTGAACAAACTTATGTTGGTTAAATCCGTATATAGTAATATCTCTAAAGAACGCTGGCTTTCCATTAGGAGAAGTATTATTGTCGGCGTATGATTCACCAGAATATCCCCAATCGTTTACAAAACGATCGTTAGCATATATGTCTCGATTATTGTAATCAAATCCAGCAGTACGACTCGGATTCTGCCCATTGGTACCGTTTTGATTAGTAGAATTACCGTACTTTTGAGTAGGATCTTTGTAATAATAAGAATAGTAGTTGTACCACAAATTACGTATGTAATTGGTACTATCATCGTGCATTTCGACCTGTACCGGCGTATAATTAATTTTCTTTTGAATTACTCTTTTACGATTATACTGATTAAGCGTTTCGGTTTCGAGTTTAAATTGCGGTAGTTGAATAGTTTTAACCAACATACCAATGGTTGCTATATCTTGTGTAGTATATTTTGCTAAGGCAGTAACGCTTGAATTTAAATTAAAATAAACATGGAATAAAAACTTAACACGCGGAACACTATTAAGGTTGCCAGCACTGGCCCCAAATAATCTTTCCGCGTGTCTGTAGTCTCTTAATATAACATTGCTGGTATTATTAAGAGTAGTTGTTCCATTGTTTGCCATCAGCTATTGATTGTTAACCGGCAGCACCAAATATAGCACCGCTACCTGTTCCAAGAACGGCGGTCGAAGCAATGCCACCGCCTGCAGCACCAATTGGAGCAGCAGATGTAGCAACACCAGAACCATCTAATGTTGTAGTGTTATAACCAGCAACAATAGGAGCACCATCAGGACCAGTAACTTGCATAGCATTATCAAAGCGCAATGTTAAAGCAATAGTAGCTACTTCGCTTGAAGCATAGTTCATGTCGTTGTAGTTAGCAGCTTGGATAAAGCAACCGTACATTTCCCAAGTTTCTAATACACCACCGTTAGCCTGCTGATTAGCATAAGCACCGTTAGCACCATCAAGAACTTCAAGACGTGTAATAAACTTATAGTCACCGCCAGCAGCAGCACTTGCTTGTTCAAAGAAATCCAGTTGACGTTGTAGTTGGGCTGCAATCGCAGTTGTAACTGTACCACTGGCGTCATCACGCAAGTTAACAGTAACATCTTCCCAGCTGTGTTTACCAGCTAATTTGATCTTTGAGTTGTATACGTCAATGGTAATATCTTCGAAGCTTACGCTTGGACGAGTAAAGTCCATAACTTGCTTAGTCATTTCCATAACTAAAGCGCCGCCAGGACCGAAATTAGTAAAAGTTACACGGAAGCGATATTTCAGCTTCGGCATTAAAAGGCCTTGAGTTAAACTATCTCCAGGCAATGGAACAGTCATTTTTGATAGTGATCCGACAGCCATATTATTCTCCTATATGCAATTATTTATGATATCTCAGGCCAAAAAATAGGGGGTCAAACCCCCTATTTTCTATTACTAAATGCTTATACTGACAACGGAGCACCGCCGGAAGCAATAGCACCTGTATTCATAATACGAACTGGAATATAGATGAATTCAACTGCTTTAACTGGCTCAATTGCAATATCAACCCATAGCTCGTTATTATCAATACGTGCTGGTGTGTTGTTTGATGTATCACAAACTACCAAGTAGTCATACAATCCACGTTTAGCAACAAGGTCAATCATCATACTTGTAACATCGTTAGTAATTTGATTACGTGTTATTTGATCGTTTGGTTCAAAAATATAATTCTTACCAATTGTAATCAAACGAGCACGGATATAAGCAACTAAACGAGCTACGTTGATACGATCCAATGCGCTTGTTGTAGCACTGATTGTCTTGTTACCGTAGTTAGTAATACCAGTACCTGGAATATAAGTGATTGGATTAATGTTGTTTGTATACAATAGATCACGCACACCTTGACCAGTTGCAGTTGTTATAAACGCACCAGTTTGAGCATTAACATAACCGATTGCTGTAGCATTATCTACTAGACCACGACGTGTACCAGCTGGTGCTAACCATGGATATGCAATCTCGTCACTACGGATGATTGTACGCAACATCATGTGGCTTGGAGGTTGTACAACAAGTGTACCACTTAGATCATTAGTTTGGCAGCTTGGGTAGAACACACCGCAATATGGATCTGCAATTGTTAATCCATCAGCAGCGTAGTTACCTAAACCACTACCGTCTGTTACCCAATCAGTAACGCTTATACCATCTGGACCCATACGCAATGGAGTATCACCAACTACAAACGCTGTATTACTACGTTCGTTGTTTAGTGCAACCATGTTAGGAATCAGTTCTGGATACTGTGGGCAAGCAATTAGGTTGAATACGTTTTGTTCTTCACGTAATGTTTGCTGTGTATCGATTGCTGACTTTAATGCTGCAACAATAATACTACGTTGTGCAAAACGTCCCATATATGGAACACCATCGTTGCGCTTACCACTTGCAGTTACCCATGCATTAGTTTGCAATTCTGCCCAATATACAGTATTTGTTGGCAAATGGTTAGTAGTTGTCTGGATTGCCACATATATAACACCGTTATACAATACTTTGTTACCAACTGCATAAGTTGTTGTAGTATCATAATATGGTACAGAGAATGTCATAGCGTTAAAGTATCCAGGTTGGAATTCCTTAACATTATAACCAGAACGACGTGTGTTCCATAACAAAGTACCCTGAGGATAAATGTTTGGACTTGGGGCATCTAAGTCAAGATAGTTACTAACTAACAAACTTTGAATAGTTGGGAAATTATCTGTGATTGGGTTTGTTGTACCGTTAGGTGCCCAACGTGCATCGTCAAAAATAATGCCATTTGTTGTTGTGTGATCTGCGTTATCGATTGTAACCCATTGATCTACACCGTTGATATTTTCCCAACGATTAATCATAGGATACATTTCTAAATCGCTTGTATCAATCCATAAATCACCGTACATCAATGGTGTACCATCGCTCTGTGTAGTTGGAGCTGTTACAGCGATCTGCGGACCATTTGGATCTGTTTGTGTTAAGTTATAACCACGTACATCTGGATTAACTGTGCGATAACCACACCATTGTCCATTGTTTTGAATCATGATATCAACTTGGTTAACAGCTGAATAGTACCAGTTAGTACCCGCAGCCGGGTCTTGATCTGGTGCAGTTGCACTGGCAACATAGTTTAGTGCTACCCAGTTTGACAATAACAATCCGCCAGTTGCACTTGAAGCTGTAGGTACTGTGCGAACTTGCTCAAGGGCTGTAGTAAATCCAGCAGCAGCAAGTGGACTACCAGTTCCATCAACCAAACTGATTACACCGCCTAAGGCCTGTGTAAACACAATAGCACCGTTAGGGGCTACGCTTGCACTTACATTAGGAACGTTAGCAGCTGAAACAGCAGCTACAAAATCAGCTGGTGTACCGCTTCCGCCGATAGTTACAGTAACAGGACTTGTTAAAGATGTGCTATTTGCTACGCTTGTTGCAATAGTAAATTGATTGCCAGATGAAAATGTTGGATCTGCTGTAGCACCAGTTACAACAGTTGCTCCAGTAATCAAACGCTCAAATACAGTCATTGTAAATGTGTTATTGTAATATGGTGATACGAATTCAGGAGCTGAATCGTATTGTGCATATAATGTACCAGCAGAAATATTTTTTCCGCCACCGCTTGGATCTAATGCAGCATTAGCACTTTGATCATTTACATACAGTGGTACTATGTTAGTGATCCATGTAGCAAGAGAACTATTGTAAACTTTAACAACAATTTCAGCACCTTGGTTAGGTGTAGTTGTTTTATTCCATACAGAACCAGTCGGAGCTGGTTGTGTGTCAGATGTTCTCCAACGTGGTGCTGTATAGTTAGGGCTTTGTTGCAACTGAGGTGTGTTGTATGTTTGTACAGAAATACCCAATGTAGTTGCTAAACCGGCAGTTGTTGATGAGCCAATTACTACTTCGCCTGTGTTGCTATTAGCTGATTCATCAGCAGTAATAACAAGACGGTTACTTGAATCTGCAGAAGCAGTAATACCTGCAATTGAATGACCATTGATAACGCCAACTAAACCGGCTAATGTGTTGTTAGGGCTCGAAGGAACTACACAATTAGTTCCGTTAATTTCAAGAACATTACTTGCAGTTAACGCTTGTCCAGTAACTGTATTTGTACCTTGTACAGTTGGCCATGATGTTTTCCAATCATTGGAACCAACTAATACCCAAGCATTATCCATATTTTTATAATATGTAGGATTATTAGCGTTAGTTGCAACAACAGCGTAGCTACCAATTGATCCAACACTTGACGAAGGTGCGCCACCATCTAATTCATCTGCATTAGTAATTACAATAGGTGTCTGAATTGTGAATGCGCCAGTAGTCTGATTCCATTCTGCAATGCCCCACATTGTTTCAGTTGTATCTAACCAGTAAGTGCCGTTATTAGGTACTCCTGTTGGACGAACTAAAGTAGCGGTTAATGTACTTAGATCGATATTAGCACGTTGTACATAAGCACGGTTAGTAATACCAAGTACTGAGTTAGCAGCTAATAGGCCGTATTCGTTTAGTTCATATCCGTTAATGGCTGAGCCATCGGAAGTTTTGTAGAAGAATGGGTTACCAAATGTAGCAGCTAAATCACGCTGACTGGTAATTAAATATACTTTATCTGCGTTAGCAGCAATAGTACCTGGAGCTACACCTGTACCAGTACCGGAGATTTTATTCTGTGCTGTAGCAATAAGAATAAACGGCACCGAATTGGTAGCTGCAGGAAGATAATTTGATTGGTCGATAACGGTGACTTCTACGCCGGGAGATACTAGTGTCATAAGGAAAGTCCTTTTAAATTGGTTAATGATATTTATTGATTTAATCAAAAACCAGTCCGTTATAGGTGCCTTAATTAAGGTTCGCCAGGCTAAATACCGCTATGCGTCCTTTATGTCAAGTTTGTGGTAAGAATTTTTCAGCAATCAACGGTTATCATCATGGAAAAATCTATTTTAGATCCAAATGTAATAACTGTATTCGTCGCGGGAAAAAAATAAAACCGGCTAAGCCAAGATGGCAACTTGCCGGTTATAAAAAGAAAACCTCATGCGATCGATGTGGCTTTAAATCAAAACATCACTCACAATTATTAGTATATCATATCGACGGTAATCAAAATAATTGTGATACCTTAAACTTAAAAACTATCTGCCTTAATTGCATAGCCGAAGTTAAACATCTTGAACTTCCGTGGCGCCCAGGGGATATCAGCCCCGATTTTTAATCACATAATCAACTTGATGATACAGGTCATCCATAGTTCCGTGATTGTTTAGCGGAATGTCAATTTCGCTACCTACAAGTGCCCATTCGCTAAAATGTACGTCGGGGTACTGGTCTTTCATTTTAGTCGATCCATTAAAGTTATCGTCTAATGCAAGCTGAAACCATTCAGGAATTGGTCCTCTCTGTGTTCTAAGCATGATACCGCCAGAATTTTTAATAGCATTGAGTTCGTTAGGAAAACGAACATCGCTAATCACTACATTATCCTGTATTTGACGCAGTTTATTTTCCAGACTGGCAATCCAAATATCGTCGTGAAATCCATGTCTACAAACTTCAGTACCCCAGTATTGTAGTACCCAGCGTGGAGTTAAATGTGGTATGTTCAATCGTTTAGCCCACCAAGAATCTACTTGTTCGCGCCATTCTCTCGACGCTTTTGTACGTCCTTCCAGCATAGTACGATCCCAGCCGAATACAGCAGCTACAGCATCTTTAAGTGTACCTGCAAAACTTTCACGTCTAAACTCGTGTACATTAACCAAATAATCTGCTACAGTATCTTTGCCTGATCCGATAAATCCGCAAATTCCAATAATCACGATAATTCCTTAATTCCAAAATGTTTTAATGTTGCCTGTACCAAATCAATCTGTTTACGACAATCTTCGAGTGCGTGGTGTGTAGTAGGAGGCTTAGGGCGGTCTACCCAAATACTACATAATGTTCGACTATCACGTACACTATAAAATTGCCAGGGAATAGGTTTTCCATAGCTTTTATATGCATGTTCAATAATATTCATATCGTATGTAGGACCTTGTGCCCAAATACGTTTGCTATGCCAAATCAATTTACCTAATTCATCAAGTGCTTGATCTAACGGAATTCGCCCTTCTTCAGAAAAGGCTTCTTCTCGTGCATGATCAGGCTGGGTCGCCCACCAGTCGATTGTGCTTTGTTGTATACTGCGATTTTCTTGCCCTTCAAGATTAATACGGGCATAATAGAATTGCTCATAATAACCAGTCCCTAAGGGATCAAAGCTCTGAGCTGCGATTGTCAAAATAGTAGTGTCAGGGCCTGTGCCCAAACCTTCGATATCGATCATTAAATCTGCCATAAAATTATTATAGCAGAATATTAATAATATACCTAGCTGTTATTAACCAATAACAAGTGTAAGTGGTTGAGATCCGTCTACGTACAGCTTTAGATCTTCTAAACACTTATCCATAATTGCTTGACCTTCTGATTTCATTGCTGCACCGTTAAGAGTACCGCCGCCTTGTGGGCCAGCAATAGTACCAAACTTTTCGCGAGCTTCACCAATAATGTACTTACTGGCACCAACCATATAGTCTTTAATCCATTGGCTAATTTGAAAATCACTTAATAGCATGATTTCGGGTTTTAGATTATATGTCCATAGCAGTACAACTTCACCTGTGCCTTTGGATCACGGATTAGCTGTAGCTTTTTAGTAACCGGGTTGAATGTATAGTTAATGAATCCACCAAACATACGTGCAGCTAAATCAACATACTGTTGATAAAAATCATATGTTGCTAAACCACCTTGATAGTTAAAATTTAACAGATATACGTTTAGCGTTGCTGCACCGAATGGATCAAATGCGTATGTGCCCGAACCGGTACTCAGACCAATTGTTTTTCTAAAGATTTGACGTACATTTACTACTTCTTGAGGTAGTGTATACTCGTTAACATCATTTAACAACTGCATAAAGCTATAGCTTTCTTCATAGGCATTTTGACTACGCTGACGATAAACACCTATTGCTCGTTGATAAGCAGCTTCGAAATGTGCAGGGTCCATTTCAACGTCAATAATTCCGCTACCTAACTGTAGCTGTACATACTCTATAAGTTGTTTCTTTAATGGATCTAATGTTTGGTCTGCCATGTGGGGCTCCTGATCCATTATTTATTATTATTTTTTTAGTATTGGGTGTATGATTCGATACTTGTGGGTTTCGGGACAAAACTTGCATTGTGGTATAACATTGTCTAAATCTCTGAAAAATTCTTCGTGGTATTCATCAAAATTTTCCAAAGTCAATGGACGATAGCTGTTTAACAAAAGTCTATCTTCCTCAGAAATATCTAAGTTAAACTGTTCGTCAAATTCAGGAAATAACGCTACAGGACCGCATTTATATAATTTGCCGTGTATAAAATGATAGTTTTTATTTTGTACAAACGTACAAGCAGAATGTGCTATATTCGGATCGCTATTATGTAAAGTATAATGGCCGTCTTTGGCGATTAATGCACTGGTAGTAAACTCATTTTGTATGTAAAAATCTATTCTTACACGGTTTACATCAGTAAAACTGTAATCAGCCCCGAACTCTGTATTGCTACGACCTACTGCTGTTGTTATAGGTGCTTGTAGGAATTTTTCTACTTCCTTTATAATTAAATCTATTTCGTTGATATTATGGATACTTACACCGATCCAGGATCTGACTTTTCTGATATCACGAACAGTATCGTAAAGACCACGAACTGAATTTAATCTGGTACCGTTGGTCAATATTTGTACTGATCCCGACTCGAATCCTTCCATACCTTGTATCCACTTTACTAAAGTAGGATTTAATAAAGGTTCGCCGCCGAGTATAACAATCTGTTTTATTTTAATTAATTCTGCCCAGCGAGCGTATATGTCTGCGTAGTCATCCCAAGACTGCCACCCACGAAAATTGTAATTGTTAAATCTATTACAATTATCGCAGGTTAGATTACAAACATTGGTGATATAGAATTCGACTTTGTCAAGATGTATAGGCACGAGATATTTAGTAGGTCTTTAGGATCACTAAGTTATCATTGCCGCGACCATTAAACTTGACTTCGGTAGCTTTAATATCTTTAAATGCCTTGCGTGCCGCTGGCTTGCCTACACTGGTTATAGATTTAATTTGTTCTGCCGGCTTGCGCAGAGTTTTTTGTACTGTTGCCGCCGGATCAAAACCGACAATAGCCGATCCTTTAATTGTGAAAGATCCCAGATGAGAATCAGCTACTACATGAATCAACTTACGTTTAGCCGAGTCGTATAACCATGCTTCGCTGGCATTGACCAACTTAGTAGCAGGTTCGCTCTTGAGTTTAAGTTCTTCAAACTCTTTAAGATATTTGAACTTAGCTGCTAATTTTTCAGCAGGTACAGCTTTCTTAGCACGTGGTTTGCGCTCTACTTTCTTAATCTGTACGTATGTGTTACAATCGGCTATAACCTGTTCAGCAAATTTAATAAAGTTACGAACTTGTAATTTACCAAAATGTCCATAGCCTTCTGCTAACTGTCCGTCTTTACCTTCGGCTACTTCTTTAAGTTCGGTTAAACGGCGTTCCCAAACTTCTTTAACATGTCCAATCATCTGCGGAGCCACATTCATACTACGCAATAAGCTAACTGGTTTATAGTCGGCAGACATTTTGCCGCCAGCTATGATCATTTCATCAAACATACCTTCCAACTCACCGGCAGCTTCGATCATACGCTCACGTAGGCGATCTTGAATATTGGGTTTAGCTACTACTGCTTTTTCAGCTACTTCGACCACTTCAGCGATCGATTTGGCAGATTCAAGTTGATTGGCAATGGTTTCTTCAACTCGTGCCGATTCTTTTTCAGTTAAAATAAGTCCCAACAGGTTAGCACGGCAAATCCAACCAATGGTCATTAGTGTAGCGGCGTCCGAAGTTTTGGACAAGGTAGTGGCTTCCTTGCTACGACCATTACGATTCAGCCAATCTACAATGCAATCTTTAGCTTCTTTTTTACTGTAGTAATAGTTGTACCAATTAAACATACGT